CACCATCAATCGGTTAATGGTTACCTGAGGAGCACAAGGTCAAATGACTCAATTTCTATTAAAGAATGCAGGTTATCTACCCATCTTTGAATTCTTATTCTTTGTTGCAGTAGGTATCACTTTAGGACCAATCCTAACTTAAACTAGGCATTTCTTTTTATTACGATCGGGGGCAGAAATGCCCCCTTTTTTAATAAATAATGGTAGAATCTGGAGGTAGAAAGATGAACCTAAGTCATCTTTATTATGAAATCCTACATGGAGTAGCGTATGAAGAATCTACTTTCTTACAATCAATTAGAAGCATGGCATCCTTTTGAGCCCAATCATAATAGGGTATCTCGCGAGGACGATTACTACGAGTGCATGATTGAGTGTAATGATACGAGGTCAGCGTGCAAACGAATCTGTAAGGAGGTGTTGGAGTAGACAGCGTAACAAGTAAACCTAATTTAAGTTAAGACTCTTGCTTCCACAAGGGTCTTTTTTATGTTATAATTAGTAGGTAATGCGTGAGCATAATATGAATAAGTTTATTGCTACAGCAGTGGGTCTCTCACTTGGTGTCGCAACTTGTGCAATGGCAAAACCCACCAAAGGTTTCTTTACATACGACGCAATGGGGTGTATGCTATTGAAGGAGTGCACTGAAGACGTCGAGAGGGTATACTCAACCAGAGATCTTAAGAAGAGGTTTCCATATGAGTCTTGGGATCCTGTCCAGTATGAGTTTGATAGCATGGTCAATTCCCTAGAGAAACTTGGGATCCATGTCCACATCGCAAGTCCAAAGTATTTCCCACCAGGTCACAGAGGTGTATATCATACTGTCAGTAATCATTTCTATTTGAATGAAGCATATGTAAGTCGTCCTCATGTATTGATGGCAGTAGTCAGACATGAAGGTTGGCATGCTGCACAAGACTGCATGGCAGGGACGCTAGATAATACATTCCTTGCTATTATTATGGACGAGGAAAAGGTGCCAGATCTTTGGGCAGACATGGCAACTAAAACATACTTCCAGAATCCTAAGGCAATCCCATGGGAGAAGGAAGCATTCTGGGCAGGACATACTGAAGGTATGACACAAAAAGCACTTGAAGTATGTGCATCAGGCAAACCCATGTGGGAAGTATATCAACCTACTCCACTTACTAAAAAATGGTTGAAAGAAAACAATTACATTAAAGAATGAGTTATCTAGTACATCCCTTACCACCCAGAAAGGTGTGGGTAAAGAAAGAGTATCTCTATGATCTAGAAAAAGGTCATGGTGAGATTACACCTGGTATTTGGATTTCTGTAAGGAGTATCCAAGCGAAGGCACTATATTTTGAGACACTATTGACTGACTATGGTGCACTCTTTGACAAGTTACCACTCAGTGCATTTGTATGGAAGGAAGATTATGATAAAGATAATCAACTCCCATTGGATGTATTAGAGTTATGGGATTGCTTTGATTATAATATTACAGTGGTCGAGAAACCTATCCTTGGTCGCTGTAGTTTCTTTGGCAAGGATAGGAAGATGCATCCTGGCGAGTATGAGTTTACTATTGACACAGCACACCCTGACTTCTCTGTATTAGATACTAATTTCTCAGAGCATGATCCAGAGCATAAGACATTTAATATTATTGCACTAGACAACGGACAGTTTGCTGCACAACCTAACAACAGATGTCAATTCTTTGATAATAGTCTGGTAAATAATGACGCACTACTGCAACCTGACTTCAAAGTCTGCACACAAAACTATGCTGTAGAAACACTACCTAAATGGTGGTCGGTTGGACACACGGATGAGTGGGCATATAAGACTATGGAAGAGGAAATAAATAACAAAGAAGATAGCTAGATTTAATGGCAACGGATCCAAGATGTTACGGAGGTAGTTACTCTGCTAACATCCCGCAACTACAGCCTAATGCACTAGATGCTGCTAACCCTAGAGACGTTACGCAGTACACTCCTAGTGGTCCTCGTTTGAATGTACGGGCATCGGATCCTATTATTGGTGCTGACGGTAGATGCTATGGTCCTTATAGATCAGAAACACTACAACCTAACCCATTAGATTCTTCTAATCCAGTTAGGATTACACTGATCTCACCACCTCCACCTCCTAGCAGTGGTCTTCCAACCTATGATAACCCTGCAGATAATCCTGCTAATAGATGTTACGGTCCTGTCCCTCTACCTAACTCGATAGACCGAGGCACCTCACCTGACCTACCAACACCACCTACACCACCTGCACCTACTGAGCAGGACATAGATCCTAGAGCAGTCATTAGATCTCTAGTCGGAAGATGCTACCCACCAAAAGGAGTAGATGTAGGTATCAGTGATGTAGTGCCAGACGCACCAGAGGTTGATATCCCTAGTCTTCCTGCTGAGGGAGGAGTAGACTTTTTGTGTGAGTTATATCCTTACCTACCATTCTGTCCAGAGTGTGAGAAATATGCTGAAGATCCTAGGACTTGTGTAGAGTTTCCTATCAAGTTACCTGTCATCCCAGAAGACGAGCCACCCCCACCTACAATCGGGTCAGGTGATAAGGACTGCTCAAAACTTTGGAAGTTACAGAGAGATAATCTAGTAAGAGATCTTGGTGATGGTCAATGGGAAAGGACTGACACTAAGGAAGTATTCTATTGTCCACCTGAGCCTACTAATAGTGGATGGGGTAAGTGTGTAGAGCAAGCACTTGAATGTTTATTCAAACCATATGTGGATGGTGCATGGCAACCACCCTCACAAGATTGTGTTACCTTCTATCCTAGAGGATACAACGGTAACATCAAGACATTTTGTATTGCCAACTGTTATCCAAAAAGAGTTGGTATCTATGAGTATGTGACTACCAAGGGTAAAGCACTTGCATTCAAACCATTCAGTAGTGGTTTCCACAATCTACTAGGTGTAACCACAAACTATGATGGGACATGGAATGGATTAAAGATTGAGAATCCTGGCGGTAATAAGATATTTAATAGTGCAGGCACTAGGACATTCTCTACGACATTTGGTAGTGCTGATATCACTGTCAACATAGAAGTATACGATGACAATGGTGAGTTTGATTCTAGATGGTATGTCACATACACTGGGGAGTTACCTGCTGTAGGACAGGAGGTTGGTGTAACCTTTACTGGTGACCTTGATAGTTTTGATGTTAGATTCTATGTGCTAGAAGGTAATAAAGAGGGCACTAACCATGACTATGGACTTGAATCTACAGCACCTGCAGGATATACATTGACATCATCTGAGCCTGTATTCTATTTGCATGAGCAGAAGAAGGATGACAGATCAGTTGCAGTATACAAATACTATTCCAACAAAAGAAAAGACACACTACTAACAATCAAGCCAGGTCAACCTGATACTGATGGTGAAGGTGAGAGAGCATTCTTATCTGCAGGAGAGTATGGATTTGTAGAGATCTTAGGATGGGCATACGAGGATCCTGCTGCTGTAGCACCTCACCTAGGTAAGAAAGAAAAGGCATTGAAGTTACACAGATACTATGACAAGCTATTTTCAACCGCCGAGGTAACATTCAATGGCCAGACTATTGTTGTTACTGGTGGCAGTGCAGACTTTACTATCTACTACAGTTGGAAAGACTCTCCTAGTAGTGTAGGAGTGCACTGTGATTCCTTTACTATATTGGGTGAGACATTCACTCGTGTTGGAGAAAGAGGATCAAAAACTGTACGGTTTACTGACGTAGCAGCAGGCACATATAATATTACTTTCTCAAATCTACACCCTCGTAACAATAACTTCAGTGATAGGATTTATAATAATGGAAAGGCAATCTGTTTGTTAGATGGTGCTCATCCTGATTGCAACGGGACGATCAAGATTTCACGGGAGGATAAGTCCAACACTGGTAGTAATGAGATGGATAACCATTTCTATTCTGTCCGTAAGCAAACAGTACAAGAGCCACCTACCAAGGACTCAAACAAAAACTATTATCAGATTCCACATGACGTCATGAATATGTTGGTCATCAACATTGACGTGGAAAAAGGTAAGGCAGGGTATAGAAATACCTTGATGGCATATATTGAAACAGATGGTGTCCCAAGATGGGCACAACTTTTAATCTATGATGCAACCAATGAGACAGGTTTATCACAGCATGTGATACCTCTCTCTGTCCTTCAACAATATAAGGGTGGCAACATAGGATTCATGCTTGTATCTAATGGTGCTCAACTCAATAGTTATAGCGTGGGTGATACATTTACAAACTTTGTTGAGCAAGGTATAGGATACAGAATCAACGGTGTGTCAACCTCAGAATCTAATTATGTTTTATTCTCCAATGATCAACTCAACCCAGAAGGATCTATCAGTAACAGTAGAGACTATACAGTATGGAAGGGTGAGCACTGGCAGTGGTGGGAAGATTTAGTTAATGGTGATAGTGACTTTGATGACTGTAAATTCTGGCATGAAGTCCTATGGCAAGGTGGATCTACACAGTATGAGGGTATCGAATGTTATGTGTGGGGTGAAGATAGACCTACACCTGTAGTTAAACCTTTGCTGCAGAAGAATAGTTGTGATCCAAGACTGTTTAAGAATTCACTCAAGGATGTCTTACTCATGAGATCTGACTGTGGATCTGAGGTGATTGATGTCACAGGAGATAGTGCTACGGTCACATGTGGTAAGTGTGTAGGTGAGTATCTATTCCAAGTTAATAGGACACAGAAGACTGTAATAGAAAACTCAGGTAAATTCTCATTGCGTAGCATGGGTGGTATCACTCAGGGTCTTGCAGGTGACTGCACAGTATTCAAACTGCAACTGTTTAAGAATAATGTAGAGATCTGGTCAGGGAAGTTTAAAGCAGGTAACTGGCCTGAGATTGGTATCAAGTTGCATAGTGAAGACTTCTTTGCTGTAGAGAAGGGAGACAAAATAAAATTCAAAGTTGCTGAGATCACACGAGGTCCTGCGTTTGGTAGTGTCACACCTAAGATTGGTATCCTTGATGAGGAGTCATATCTCTTTGAGAGCTCCTTCTCTATGCGTCTACAAACGCAGTCAGGAGACTCTAGGTCTATTCCATACCCCTCGACTGTCAATCCAGAAGCGGAAGCAGCAAAGGGTGTCGGTGGTGAGATCACAGGATTTGACATGTGCTACTTGTATAACCTAGAAGACAGGCAGAAGAATTCAGAGATCGAAGAATTCCAAAGATGGTATAAGGTATGGGAGAATCAGAATGCAGTAAACATGGATTCTGGTAGTGAGATACATGATCATGGTGAATACCCACGTTACCATCACTGGACATCATCAGGAGGAGATAACTATCGTAATGAATTATCACAACGTGGATGGGATGGTAGTGACAGGTATGCATACATTGATACCTATGGATTTAAAGAGAATGATAAGGGACAACACTACAATTCACTCCTCACCAGAATGCTATTCAAGGATGGCAATACAGGTCCGATGTATAAAAATAATCTAGGTCCATCTAGTGAGATACGCAGGCATATACAAAGCAACACACACTATGCTAGACTGTCTAAGTATTCGGACTCAGCATTCTCATGGTGGGATCCAGATATGTCTGGCGACATCAACTCATCAGACACTCAATGGATTATTGACAATCTATACAGTGGTATGCAACAGAATCCTGAGCAGACCACAGACTATGAGCCAGGTTATTTCATTCAAGACTATTGGTTAGTCCCAGAGGATGATGGTAACCAAGACTATGGTATCGGTGCCAACACCGCTAAGATCAGAGTCGGCATCAGTTTCTGGGCAAAGAATGAAGGGTATAGTAGCAGAGGAAACAAACGGATTACGAATTATTATGCTACAATAGAATTGCTTGAAGTCCTAGACTGGGGTGACGGATATGGAGAGGGTCAGGAATTTACATTCTACTGGCCACCTAAGTATACTGATCGTGTCTTAGATTATTCTACAGACAATAACGTGTCACCTTACTCTCCTGTAATTTCATCTCATAGATCAAACTCCAATACATACAATCCCCAAAGTAAAAAGATACCATCAGAGGTGCAGATCAAATACGAGCCTACTGGTAGAGGGTATAGGGACACTAAGAGACCTGTCTATGATGCATTCTTCCAAGAATCACATAACAAAGAGTCTATGTATTGGTTTATAGATAAGAAAGAATACAGGGATCGAGTAACCTTTAAAGTAAGGATCAACGGAGTACAGTAATGAATGGATTTGGTGACCAACCTGGTCGTAAAAGACATAAGGATTGGGCAGACAAAACAATACAGAAGACAACCAAAGAGTTGAAACTTCTGCGTGAAGTCATCGAAAGGTATAAGGACGATCCACAAGGTCGTCGTAAGATGCTTAAGAAGATGAGAAGGTATTGGAATAGTAACATCAACACTATCAAGGATCTCGATATGAAACCGACAGGTAAAAACATTGTTGACGAACTGAAAGAAATCCCCTATGATAAGATCGTGGATGACTACCGCAAGGAAGTCGGAATCGACTCACCTAAACAGGAGAAGGCAGTCTCCGAGCAAAGAGCAGATGAAATTCGTCAGTATCTAGAAGGAGAATGAAGGTCGCAGTGATAGGTAGAGGTAGTGGCGGTTTAATCACCGCCATGAATCTGCTAACCTACAACTTAAAAGTTGATGTATACTATGATCCAAAGACCTCCCAACTACCTGTTGGTGAGTCAACCACACCTCAGTTTGCATCTTTGATTGAATGCACATTGGGTTTAACCATCGATGATCTTATATCCTTAGGACTTGCTTCCTATAAAAAGGGTATTGAGTTTGTTGATTGGGGTAACACACCGCATTTCTTTCACAAGTTTATACATGCAGATGCAATTCACTTCTACACTAAAACTCTCAACCCATTTCTACAAGAGAATCTAGAGAAGTATAAAGGAGTAAAGTTTATTGGAAGACGTATTCAAGATCTTCAAACTATTTGTAATGAATATGATTTTGTAATAAACTGCTCAGGTGCTCTCAATAATTATAGAAAAGAGATTGACATACCATGTGTCAATAGTGTATTATATTTCGATGATCATAAAATTCATGGTCATCCAGAGTATACCTATCATAAAGCACACGAGTATGGATGGAAGTTTAGTCTTCCATTTCCTAACCAACGTATCTCTAGGACTGGTTACCTTTATCACAGGGAATACCAATCACATGTAGATGCTGAGGTTGTATACTCACATGGAGACCTCTACGAATGGACTCCATCGTATGCACCTGATATGATTGTCAACAATAGGTTGGCACTCAACGGTAACGCTTTGCTTTTCTTTGAGCCATTGCAAGCACTTTCGCTTTTACATTATGATATGGTCGCAAAAAGAATCTGCGACTATTTGGTTAATGGCCAGACATCAGAAGAGAAATTGCTAGGCAATCTCTGGTATCGCAGAATGGTAGAGGCATACATTGATGCCCTTGCTTTCCACTACCAATACGGTAGTGCATACAATTCTGGATACTGGGAGAAGGTCAGCAAAAAAAGTGTCACAAGGGTCGCACACAAGTGGTGGAATGATGGTAGACTCATCAAGTCAGTTGCGGAAAAGAGTATGGGAGACCTGTCTCAGCATCCTGACTTTTACTATGCACCAGATCACACCCACATTTTTGGTATCACTTGCATGGAGCAACTCTATGCAGGTTTGTCAGGGGATCGTGATTTATGAATAGTATAAATACCCATTGTAACTAACTGTTACAATCAACGTAAAACATAAAGGTAAAAACAAAAATGATTAAAACTGCAATCGCATCTCTTGCTGCTGCTGCAGCCGTAGCGGCTCCATCTGCATCCTTTGCAGGACCGTACATTAATGTGGAGGCTAACTCTGCTTGGACTGGTTCTAATTACACTGGCACCACAACCGATCTTCATATTGGTTACGAAGGACAAGTAGGAGTTGCATCTTACTACGTCCAAGGGGGACCAGCAATCGTCAAACCTGACGGTGGCGACACCTCAACTGACTTCTCTGGTAAGGCAGGTCTTGGACTTCCACTTTCTGAGTCCGTTGATCTCTACTCCGAGGTCTCATTCCTTTCTGCAGACAATGCAGACAATGGATATGGTGGCAAGTTGGGTGTAAAATATGCTTTCTAATTGAGGAAAGATATATAAAACATACAGGGGTCTCTGACCCCTTTCTTTTTTATTAACTATGGCAAAGACTCCTCCATCAACGACAATCTATACAAGAAATGGTTGTCCTTATTGCACAAAGATCAAAGAAGTGTATAATATGAATCGATGGAGTTACAACGAGATGAAACTCGATGTAAACTTCGACCGCAATCAATTCTATGCAGAATTTGGTATGGGGTCTACCTTCCCACAGGTAATCATTGGTGGGCAAAAAGTCGGTGGTTGCACCGATGCTGTAAAACACTTGAGAGAAGGACGATTCCTCTAATGAAACTCAGAAACGCTAACGAATTGTATGAATTGATAGAGAAATCGATTGATGAAGCATTCGAGACAAGACGTTTCCTATTTAACATGTATGGGTATCTAAAAGGAGCAAAGTATACTCGACGAGAGGTTACTGAGTTTATAGAATCACCCACTGCCAACTCACTTAATGAAACTATCCTAGATCTGGATTCATATATCAAGGGAGGAGATAAAGTATTGCGAGAAGCATACGGACACATCCCTAAACCAGAAGCAAGAAAGATCAGGAAGTATCTCTATGGTATCCTTGAAGATGCATGGAAATACGAGAGGGACAGAAGACCTGGTAGGAAGACAAAAAAAGTTACTAAATAAAGCTAAGCAGTCAAGGAGGCAATCCCATGGGATCAGAATTTACTTTTCTTTATGTTGCCTTCTTCCTCACGATCGGAAGTTTTCTTGTTGGTTTCCTAGTATCATGGAATATCAAAGCAGCGTTTGATGAGTGGCAAGAAAAAGCAGATTATGCTAAAATCGTTATGCATCCTGAGATGTATGATGCCGACGGCAACTTTGTAGAAGATGATCTCTTTTACTTGCGTTTGACTGAGGAAGATGATACAATTACTGACACTGATGATTAATCATGGCACAAAAACTTATGATTTGTGAGGTCTTACAAAAGACCCACTCTGCTAAGACAAAGGCAGAGAAGATTAAAATTCTTCGTGATAACAATAGTCAGGCACTACGCACCTTATTCATTATCAACTTTGATAGTAGTGTGGTGCCTCGTGTGCCTCTGGGGGAAGACGTCCCTTACACTCCTAACGAAGCACCGTTGGGGACAGAGCATACTAATCTGATTGTAGAAGCAAAGAAGTTTTATTATTTCTTCAAGGGGGGAGCAGACAAACTCTCTAACATGAAGGTAGAGAATATGTTTATTCAAATGTTGGAGGGTCTCTATAAAGATGACGCAGTTGCATTTATAAAGGCAGTCAATAAAACTCTACATAAGAAGTATCGCATCACTGAAGCGGTGGTGAAAGAAGCATTTCCAGAAATCAAATGGGGTAATAGATCTTGAGCGTCTATATTGATCCAAGAAAAACAAAGAAGGTAGAAGAAAAAGCAGCACCTACTCCTACAGCAGAGGAGTGGTTGGAGAAGGTACAAAGAATGGACAACGAAGAGTTAGGTCGTAAGATCGTAGCAGGATTCGGTGCATTGTTTATATCTCCTCTTGTTTTTATGTTCTTTTGGAATTGGATTATGCCTGCGATGTTTGGTCTCCCTGTCTTGAGTTACTTGAAAGCATTTGGATTACTAGTAATGGCACGTCTAATTTTTAAGCATGACTAATAAAGTATGTTTGGTCAGCGTCACACCAGACGCAGAAAAGACCATGGGATATATTGCACGAGTAAGCAATCCCAAGAATCAAGATAATCCTAAGGTAGAAAAACTTCTATCTTATTGTGTGAAGCATCAACACTGGTCTGTATTTGAGCAAGCACACATGACCCTTGAGATCAATACTACAAGGGCAATCGCAGCTCAAATCTTGAGACATAGATCATTTACATATCAAGAATTCTCACAACGGTATGCATCGTTTGAGGGTGAGATCCCTGTCCCTGATCTTAGGTCACAAGACGATAAGAATAGACAGAATAGTATTGATGATGTGCCACAAGAGGAGAAGTATTTCCTACAAGGTAGAATCGCACAGTATTTTAATGAAGGTCTCGATCTATACAATGAGTTATTGAGACACGGTATTGCTAAAGAATGTGCTAGAATGGTATTGCCTTTGGCAACTCCAACAAAAATTTACATGACTGGATCAGTCCGATCATGGATTCATTATATTGATTTGAGGTCTGCACATGGCACACAAAAAGAGCACATGGACATTGCAAATGCTTGTAAGAAAGTATTCATGTGTCAATTCCCTATCGTCTCTAAAGCACTTGACTGGTGCCAAGACTGTGGGTGTCCCGAAGGATGGGACGATCTCCAACCATGTTTGAGGATAGATTAATGCCAACTTACAACGTAGTGAATAAAGAAACAGGTGAAAAGAAAGAATTCCAAATGTCTATGGTAGAATATACCAAGTGGAGGGAGGACAATCCCGAATGGGATAAGGACTGGCAGGCAGGTGTCGCAGGCACAACTTATGGCAAACCTAAACAGTCTGATGGTTTCAAAGAAGTCATGTCTAAAATCCAAGCATCACACCCCAAAGCAAACCTTAGTAGATACACCTAATGCCAAGAGCAAAGAAGTCACTAGCAAACATCCCAACAAAGGTCTTACGAAGGAAGAAACCAATCAACCTTGAGCACCTTAAAACTATCGATCCCCTAACAGAGAATCAAGAGAAGATCTGGAAGGCATATGGTGAGGGACAAAACCTAGTGCTCCATGGTGCAGCAGGGACAGGTAAGACATTCATTTCATTGTATCTTGCACTGAAACAATGCCTTGACCCTGCATCAAAGTATGAAAAGGTTTACATGGTAAGATCACTAGTCCCCACAAGGGAGATTGGTTTCTTGCCAGGTGATCATGAAGACAAATCAAACCTATACCAAATCCCATACAAAAATATGGTAAAGTATATGTTTGAGATGCCTGATGACAATAGTTTTGAAGCATTGTATTCTAACCTTAGAGCACAAGAAACTATTTCATTCTGGTCAACCTCTTTTATTAGAGGCACCACATTTGACAACTCTATCATTCTTGTTGATGAGTTTTCAAACTTAAACTTCCACGAGTTAGATTCAATCATTACTCGTGTTGGTGAGGACTGCAAAATTATTTTTTGTGGTGATTACTTTCAGTCAGATTTGACTAGATCTAACGAGAGAGAAGGTATCCTAGACTTCCTTAGAATCCTCAAGCAAATGCCATCCTTTACATGTGTAGAGTTTGGAATTGATGACATTGTAAGGTCAGGTCTTGTCAAAGAGTATCTTGTTAGTAAAATACAACTCGGATATTAATTAGTATGTTTAATTATGTGGGATCTCCCAAGGAGATCTGTGAATTAGAGTCACGCACCTTAGAGCAAGGTAGATTCTATAAACTTGACGATGTATGGGTGCCATCTGTTACTACAGTTATCGGTCACCAATCTAAGGCAGGTATTCTTGAGTGGCAAAAGCGTGTGGGTTTCCACGAGGCAGAGAAGATTCGTATGAAATCTTCTTGGAGAGGCACCAAGTATCACAACTTAGTAGAAAAGTATTTACGAAATGAAGATGTTAAAAACCGTACGGAAGGCGAGGGTCTTACCTCGTACCTTTTTAGGTCTGCTCGTAAGGATCTTGATCGGATTACTAATATTCACCTTATTGAAGCCCCTTTATTTTCTCGCAATCTATATCTCGCTGGCCGTGTTGATTGCCTTGCTGAGTTTGATGGCGAGCTTGCTGTAATTGATTTCAAAACCACAAGGGAATTGAAGAAACCTGAGTGGTTGGAAAACTATTTCGTGCAGTGTAGTGCGTATGCTTACATGTATTACGAGCACACTGGCATAGAGGTTGACAAACTTGTTACAATATCTGTATCAGAGTCTGGCGAGATGCAAGTCGAGCAGAGATATGATAAAGAGAAGTATATAAACAAACTTCTTGAATACATTAAAGAATACAGAGAGTATATCGAATCTCGTCAATGAAAGATACTTTTCTAGGCATACCATTCTTTCGTTTCTATTATCCTGGTGATGTAGAGAAGGTTGCATACGAATTAGAAAACTTAAAGTGGAAACGTAATGATTTCAACTGGATCTGGGCAGGCATTAATGAGCGTGGCACAGGTGAGCAGTTGCATGACCTACCACAGTTTGCTGATCTGTTTGCATGGATGAATGAGTGTCTAGAAGAAGTAAGAAAAGAGATTGCACCTAACGCTACCTCTCTAAAGTTTGTATCGTCTTGGGCAAACAAGAATGATCCTACAGATTATTTCTTTGATCACACGCATCCTAATTGTTTTCTGAGCAGTAATTACTATGCGTCTGGTCTACCACAAGACAAAACAGTTTGGCTTTTGCCAAATCCATGGTATAGTAATACTAACATCTCACCTTTCGGAGATTATACTGATCCAAAATATCATCTAGTGCATGAGGAGCCAACAGAAGCAGGTAAGTTTATCTGTTTTCCTCCTACTATAAGACACTACGCACAACCTAACACCACTAATGGACCCCGCATGACTATCGCAGCAAATGCATTTCCCTCAGGTCTCATTGAATCTGGTGGAGTCTCACGCATGTATGTGGAGGTCACCAAATGAATGACATTGAAAAAGAATTTATGACACAAGGAAAATTTACTTCACTAGTAGAGACCCTTGTCAAAGAAAGTGAAGGACTGCTAAATTATATTGAGGCAGTCACTACAGTATGTGAAGAGTATGGTATAGAGATTGAAGTTGTTAACAAATTGATTTCTCGTCCACTCAAAGATAAAATTAAATGGGATGCCCAACAATTAAACTACGTTAAACGCACCTCTAGAGGTGTCCTCCCCCTATGACAGAAGATTTTTTCCACAGCGATCAAGTGAGAGAATCACTTGAAGATATTCAAACAACCTATACTGAATTGCTCAAGATGTCTGCAGGATTTGCACAGTATGACATCAAGAAAAGAGTAGAGCATATAGATAAGACCTTAGATCTAATCGCAAAACAGAAAGTATTCTATGCACGATTAGCACTAGCATCACATGAAGAAGGTGCTGATGAGGCAATCGATTTTATTAAAGATAGAGTTGATACGATGTCCATGAAGACCACAGGTGGCATGGATCTCATGTCTGTGCTACAAGTAATGGAAGATAAATTGTTAGGTTGGAAGAAGGAGTTAAAGAATGCCGAATCCTGATCAACTATGGGAAGACATGAAGCGTCTCAACGACGTCATGGAGGAATTGATGTGGGATCCTGACGACGAGATTATTTTTAGTCACAACGGTAAGGATATCATCATCAAGAATCGCACACAATCCCTTGACAAGGGATAAATAGTATGTCACCATGAATGGTGGCAACACGCCAAATACAAACACGGAGAATACAAAGATGTCATTTGCATCACTCAAGAAGTCCTCAGGATCATCCTTTGCAAAACTTACAAAGGAGATTGAAAAACTACAGAAACCTGCGGGCAGTGCTCAAGTTGATGAGCGTCTATGGAAACCAACTCTCGACAAGAGCGGTAATGGGTATGCTGTTATTCGATTCCTTCCAGAGCCTGATGGGGAAGATCTTCCTTGGGCACAGGTTTGGAGTCATGCCTTCCAAGGTCCTGGTGGATGGTATATCGAAAACAGTTTGACAACACTTGGACAAAAGGATCCTGTCTCTGACCTCAACCGTGAGTTGTGGAATAGTGGCAAAGATTCTGACAAAGAAATTGCTAGAAAGCAGAAGCGTAAACTCTCATACTACAGCAACATCTATGTTGTTAAGGATGAATTGAATCCTGAGAATGAGGGCAAGGTCTTCCTCTACAAGTATGGTAAGAAGATTCATGACAAGATCGTCGCTGCTGCACAACCTGAGTTTGAAGATGAGCAAGCAATCAATCCATTTGATCTTTGGAATGGTGCTGACTTCCGTCTGAAGATCTGTAAGGTTGCAGGTTTCTGGAATTATGATAAGAGTGGGTTTGCTAACCCATCTACTCTAGGTAAGATGACTGACGCTGAGTTGGAAGCAGTTTGGAAACAATCTTATAGTCTTAAGGACTTCACTAATCAGTCACAGTTTAAGACCTATGAAGAGTTGGAGAAACGTCTCAATTCTGTGCTAAAGGTTACACCTAAGCGTCCTGACCCTGAGACTTACGAAGAGGACACTTCACAAAGTGTCCCTGATCTTCGCACAGGGTTTGGAGATAAGGTAGAATCATTACAGAAGGATGAGGATGTAGATCTCTCCTACTTTGCAAAACTAGCGGAAGAAGACTAAATGAAGTCAATGTTAACTGCCATGACACTGTTGAGTGTCATCTCCACTCCAACTGCTGCTCTCGCACACCACAACGGATCAATCAGTCCTTATACTGGTGAGCGTGAGTATCGTGGGTGGTCTGGATCTCGCTCTCGCACATGCTATGAGCAACGATACAAGGAAGTATATATTCCTGGTACCTCACAGAGTCCTGGCTACGTTGACTACAAACGCAAGACTGTCCCTGTCCCTTGCTATGGAGATAGGTATTGGAGACCAAGACCTAACCCTCCTATCAGGGGCATTC